CGTGGGGTCTTGTTTGCGTTCTGTGCCTTGTTTACTGGTAATTTCGTGCCGTTTTCTGCCTATAAACCAACAAATTTCCAATTCAGTAACGGTAGGGTAAAAATTTAAATACCGCTTGTTATGGTCGGTCATGTGTTTTTCTCCTTAACCCATGTGCAATCAAAACAAATCTTCATCATCCAACGCACCAACCAATTAGGTTTGTATCCTTTTACTGGTCTGTAAGAAATACCTTCTCCTTTACGACCACCAAACAAATAGCAAATCCACTCAGACCTTTCGGGCACATAAAATGTATATTCACCTTCTGCTCTGTAAAATTTACTTCTGTCTTTGTCATTAAAGTGAATTGTTCCACTTGTCGGTTGTTCATCCATTGTTCTTCTCCTTGAGTATGGATTCCGCCCAATCAACCCCTTTTTGAAAATCGTAATTGTGTTTACTTCTATTCCAATCTTTATCTGTCAGCCCTACCCATGTGCGCTGTGGTGGGGTGGTGTAGAGAGGTGCAATCTTTTTCAGACGCGGGTTGCCTTTCTCAAAGCCCCATTCAAGTTGCTGTGCATCAACACACATGGTGCGTCCAGTTTCTTCATGCTGAAACATCCACGCCACAGGCTCATCCTTCGCTTTTTGCTTAGGAAACGCTCTTGCTCCTTCTGAGCCACAGGCAGGACACTCAAAATATTGCCAACCCAATTTTGCTAGGTCTCCTGCGTTTTGCTGTGATGGGTTTGGGGCAACATCAACTGCCGCCATATAAACCGACGCCGCATAACCGGCATATAAACGCTCGTCATAACCTTCTGTTGAACATTCATCCATTGCTTTGAGCATTTCATCGGTTGGTTTTATTGGAACGAGTTTCCATCCGTGAGGCTCATCCTTCGCTTCTAGTGCGAAGGACTGTTTACCTGCAAGAAACGCAACTTCCATGTTGTATTTGGTAAATTTTGGTTCATCACCAATATCGCCATCTCGATACGCTTTTGGCAACCAATCCCAAAACTCAGGACAGGGTGAACCGTGTTTCTCATCCTGCTCTTTTGGTTCAATCCAAAAAAGTTCGCCAATCTGCTCTGCCGTGTAATCAGTAAAGTCGTTACCGCCCCACTTAACAAGCGTCTTTCCAGATGTGGAAGTAGCCCATACAGTGCAAAGTTCGTCAGTCTCAATACATCGCAAAATGTCTCCTCTACGCAGTTTTACAGTCTCATCCTTCGCTTCTAGTGCGGCTTTAATGGCGGTAATTGCTTTGCTGTGTTCGTAATCTGGCTTGATTTGTGTTGCCAAATATTCCAACGCCTCCAATGCAAGGCGTAATGCTTCGTCTTTGTTCATTTCGTTTCTCCTCTTGCTCGTATGGCATAAGCGCATTTGTTTCCAAGCGGAAGAAACTCGTCACACACATTTGCACACGCCTCACGCTCATGCTGTGCTACTAGTTTGGCAAAGGCTTCAAGTTTGTCTAAGTATGTGATTTCACCTGTACGCCAATAAAAAGGCATTTGCGTCTGTTTAGCCATCTCAATGATTTCATCTTGTGTCATGTTGTTGCTCTCCCTTCTGCGCGTGCTGATGCTTCCAAACTGCGCCACACTTCAATTTTGGCTTCAGCCGCAATCATGAGCCAGCGCAAACGTTCGCATTTGGCCACGGCTTGTTCTAACCCACGCAAATGCAATTTGTAATCAGGGTGTGAATACGCAAAGGTTTCTTTTGCTGACTCTGTTTTTTCGCTACTAGAGGCCATTAGAGACGCTTTAATTGTTTTACGGTACTCAGTCATGTAAATCACATTTGCTTTCGCCTGAGCGTATTCTGATGCGTTGTCGCGTATGAAATCCAGTGCCTTAAACGGGCTGATGTCTTGTTCTGTCATGATTCGTTTCCTGTTGTTGAATGATTGCGGTGTAATACTGTTTTGGCATAGGTGCTTTTTTGTCCAACAAATCGCGGAACCATTCAGCCCCGCCAAGTTGGTTAAAAATAATCCACTGCCTGTCTGACATTCGTATTTGTCTGCCTATAAGTTTTTCGGGTGGTTTGGGTCTTGGCATTTACAACTCTTGTACTGTGACGCGATACTGCTTGCCTTGCATATCAATTACGTCAATGGTTTTAGTAGTGGAACAAAACTCGCCAAATTCGCCAAGGTCAAATTGAATCTTGCCAACTTGGTCAAGCAAGTGTTCGCTGTCTTTGTTTAACAGTGAATGTTGTATGACAGTAGCGATGTAATCGCAGTAGGCCATTTTTAATACTTTACTCATCATGATTTCCTTTTTAAAGATGCCAGCATTTCACGCTCGGCTTGGGTTGGGGGTCGGGTTGTTTTCTCGTCTGCTTTAATCTTGGCTAATGCCGCATCAGGCTCATTTGACGCAGGAACTGTGAGCCTAACTATGTCGTAAGGATTAGGTTTTGCCGCCTTACTGTTGCGTACCCAATTGCGCCATGTTGCCGCCCAATCAAGTTTTACGCCTTTTTGCCCTGCCTGTGCAATCCAGTAATCTTTAAACTGCTCTGCTGTCTGCCTGATATTCAGGTCGGGTCGTTCTGTTTGTGCCCACTCGCCCCAAGGCTTTGGCAAAAACCAATCTTGGGCGAGGCGTGAGCCACGCTGTTGCTTTATTATTGGTTTATGGTTTATGGTTATTGGTTTATGGTTAGCATTAGGGGTAACATCAGGTTCGGATAGGGGGGCTATACCATCCCCATGCCAACGCTTTGCCGCACCCTTTTTACCACCATCGGACATACGTTTAAAACTGGCTATTTCCTTATCGCAACGACTGTGATGCCAACCATCTTCTTGAAGGATAAAAAAATCATCTAGGACAGTTGTTATGTCTGATGCGTAACAGCGCAAACGTCTTGCTACCGCTTGAAGGTCAATCGGTATAGGTTTTTCGGTGTTGTAATACATATCAAGTAAACGTCGATATGTTAAATCCTCATCATTGGATAAATGAGCAGTATTGGCGCGGTAATCGCCAATGTGAAACTGAAAATAGTGCATAAAGCATCCTCGCAAACCTCCAGAAAAGAAACAACGGCAGGTGGGAGGTACACTTTTCGGAACGGGGATCAATCCATTCCTAGCCGGTTTCAAACCATTCTATAGTGATTTTAAATGGTTGCACAATAATTTTGCGCAAATGTATTATGCCTCAATTTTTTCGATACTTACAACAGCCGCGCCCCATTTAATTACTTTTTCACGACTAACGTGCAACACATCAATCTGCCCATCATCGGTAAAAATGCCGCACTGGCACAAGGCATCAAGTGTGGACTTAACAACGTTGTCTATGTCTCTAATTCTGCGGTCGGGCGGGTAAAGTTTAATCGTAACTTTTAATCTTGCATCACCAAGAGGTTTAAACCCACTGTGAATAAAGATGTTGTTAACCATATCTTTAAAGGTTCTAGCCCTCGCCGTTAGATACCTACGAGAGCCTTTAAAGCCCCAATACGTGTTAACGCTAGGTGGAAAAGGAATTGTTATTTGAAAAATATTTGTCATACATTGTGTTTTTGTGTTTATAATACTATCAGCACAATCGGTGCTATGTCTAAAAAAGGGAGTAAGTATGAGTAGAGTATATGACCAGTGGCTAGATAGCCGCAAACACGAATCAGACGAGTTCATGCACGAATTCGAAATGCGCACAGAACGGCATTTGCAAACTGATTGTAATCCGCAAAATTACGAAATGTTCATGGATGCGTTATTTGACGCAAACCTTGAGCCGTACAAAACCCAATTAACAGAAGCCATTACAAAAGGCCACATGGGTGCATTGGAAATTGGCACAATCATTTGTGACATGGTTCACGATTATTGTGAAGACAAGGCAAAACAATTAGCAAAACAAGAAATGGGGCAATCATGAAAACATTTATCGAATTACGCACAATCAATGTTAATCAGCACATTGAGAAAAAAGGCAATCTGTCATACCTTTCGTGGGCTTGGGCAGTTGACTATTTACTGCAAGAGGACCCGACAGCGCATTGGGGTTTTCATGAGCCAAGTTATTTTGGCGAAACAGTCATGGTTTCTTGCACAGTAGAAGCGATGGGCAAATCCATGTACATGCACTTGCCTGTAATGGACAACAAAAACAACGCAATCAAAAATCCCGATTCGCGCAAAATTTCAGACGCAATGATGCGCTGTTTAGCCAAGTGCATTGCTACTTTTGGAATTGGTTTATATGTGTATGCCGGAGAGGATGTCCCGTCTGTTGATATGCCCGAGGAGGAGGCTATTGATGTTGAGGTAATGATTGACGCAATCATGGCATCTCCATCGCTTGAGCAACTGCGTGAAATTTACTTCGCAACAGTTAAATCTGCACGCGGCAATCAGGACACGATGAAACAGTTGGAAGCCGCTAAGGATGCACGCAAAAACCAACTGACCGAAGGTGTTGTTAATGAATAAGCAACCTTACATAAACATCGAGCAAGGTTCAGACGAATGGAAAACCGCACGCCTTGGCCATGTGACCGCAAGTAATATGGCAGACGTTATGTCCAAAGGCAAAGGGTCTAGCGAGGCTGTAGGGCGTTACAAATACAAGGTGCGATTGGTAGCAGAGCGACTGACGCAAACGGCTGGTGAATCGTATTCCAATGCCGCTATGGAGTGGGGCGTTGAGCAAGAACAGTTTGCTTGTATTGCATACGAATCCATTTTGGAAACCTTTATTGATAAAACAGGCTTTTGGTTGCATCCAACAATCCAATGGCTCGGTGTATCGCCCGACCGCTTGGTAGGTACAGATGGCCTTATCGAAGTCAAGTGTCCAAATACGACCACGCACCTTAATTATTTGTTTGAAAATAAAATCCCTACGGACTATTACAAACAAATCCAATGTCAACTATGGGTTACGGGTCGCCAGTGGTGCGACTTTGTATCTTATGACCCACGACTGCCAAAACGTAATCAACTTTTGATTATTAGGACAGGACGAGACGAAAGTCTTATTAAGGAGATGGAAGCCGAGACCTTGCAATTCTTGTCTGAAGTCAATCAATTAATCATCAAACTCGAAGGATAAATCATGGACACATTGCTTGTAACAGTTTCTCGTATCAATCGCACAAAAGAGGGTGGCGATGACGGATACGAAAACGAAGAAGTCATACAATTTTATCGTCAAGAAATCCCAATGTGGAAAATAGAGCAAGACAAACCACATTTACTGCGTGAAATCATCGCAATTTGCAACGACTTAACATTAACCAAGGAATAAATCATGGCAGTTAATAAATTTATAGGCATTGGTAACTTAGGTAAAGACCCTGAGATGCGTTTTATGCCCGATGGCAAGGCAGTAACCAATTTCAGTATTGCTATTAGCGAAAAGTACAAAGACAAAACAGGCGAGGCCAAGGAAGTAACAGAATGGGTCAATGTGGCGTTCTTTGGCAAACTGGCTGAGATAGCAGGAGAGTATCTTAAAAAAGGCTCTAAGGTCTATATC